ACTTTAACATTGAACCTTTTAGTATAGTCATCTAAGATTTCAAAGAATACTTTTTTAATATCCTTTTCTACATTAGGTAAGCAAACAACGGTTACTTTAATATTAGGATACTTCATCTTTAATAATCTTTACGTTAGGTGAGCCAAGAGACTCTAATTCTGTAGCCATACTAACAATAATATCGTTGTATTCTTCCAGAATTACTTCTGCTTTATATAGTCGTGAAGAAATAATCCAGTTGTGAATACCTAAACCAACTAGTACTCCGGCATATATTAATTCCATCATAAAAGACCTGTCTTTCTTAGTTGATCTGTTGATATTAGTATGTTGTGAATATCCGTACGGTTAATTATAATCCCATGTCTGGAAAGATATTCGATGCCGTTCGTACATTTATATTCGGATTGATACACCACGCGGCATATGCCACTAGCAAGTATAAGTTTACTACAATCAATGCAAGGGGAAAGAGTACAATAGAGAGTAGCGCCCTCAGTAGAAAGATTTGAACGAGCCACCTTAGCAATAGCATGGGCCTCGGCATGTAATACAGGATTTGTTTGGGTATCATTGTCAGTTCCTCTTGCTGTACCGTTGTATGAAAATGAAATAATATTATCATCTTTGACAATAATAGCACCTACTTTACGGTCTTCTGCGTATGATTGTTGGGCTATCAATGAGCAGATACTTAGATAAAAGTTATCCCAGTCTGTTTGTGTTTTCATGTACTTCCATTGCAAAGTTATAGTCAGCTTCTAATTCAGAGATAGTATCCAGAATGTAGTCTAGCTGCTCTTTTAAGTAGTCACTCTTTGGTCGTTCAAAGATAACAGTAATATCAACAGTGTCTTCTCCTAGTTCAACGATCATAATATGCTTTCCATTTATTCCATGTAGTTAGTTTGGTATCATAACAGTCTTGAATAGTTACATTATCTAACCCAAGCTCTCTGCTCATACGGTGTAGGCAGTACTGCAGTTGGCCTACTTCTTCAGCTAGTTTATGTTTGTTACTTACACCATCAATAGGGCTGCAAGTATTTAGCCCAAAGCGTAGTACCTTCATAATGTTTTGAGATACTTCAGCACATTCTTCTGCTGTTGTGTATAGTGTGTATTTATCCATTAGATTTCTTCTGTAAATTTTACTTCGCTTACATCTACTACTGAGGCACTTTCACCACGGCTACCGTATAAGAATTCACGATCAATCATCATGTCTGCAGCTGTTTCTGCATCGTTAGGGTTTTGAGCGTGCATATAAATAACTACTGTCACTGCATACTGTTGCATACATTTCCTTAGGTTATGTGTATTAGGTACCGACTACTGTTGATTTTAATTCAGCCATTAATTTATTTAAAGGTTCTATTTTTAAAGTTCTTACTGTTGTAATAAAAGTAGGATGGAACATTTTACCTTGTTCATTTTCTTCTGTTACATCTAAGAAGTCTTCAAACAAAGACTTAACTAGCTCTTCCATACGGATATACCTACACATACCCGTACAGAATCCATCACAATTACATGTCCATTGCATTTCTAAATCCTAAAAAGATAGGGTGTCGTGGTTTATCTTTTACTCCAATGGGGAAGTGTTTGTATTTAATAATATATCCAAGCAAATCTGATCTATTTTTCCAAAAGTTCTCTCGATCTGCTGCGTCAAAGCCCGACCCCACCTTAAATTCGATGTTGTCAGTGGTCTTGCAGATGAAAGCTCCGAGAGTTCCTTTGCCAGACATCCCAGATAATGCAGTTGAACGTTTAGTTCTTCCGAGTTCATTGACTTCTGCCGTATTTCCATTGTGCATTTCTTCTTCAAAGCCAATAATAACAGCCTCCGCATCTTCAAACCTTTTAAGTTTAAAGGCATTAGCTTCTTTTAAGGTACAACGACCGTACTTGTACACACCTTTAGGGTTACGTAGGATAACACCTTCATAACCTTTTTCTAGGCATACTTCTTCGTAGTTTAGTAGCTCTTCTTTGGTTGATGCAGTATACTCAATTACTTTACGGTAATTAGGTGGTACATCTGCAATATATGTATTACAATACCTGTCAGTGTATGTACTGTTTGTTTTATTCCACCAATCAAAGTGATAGAAAAAGAACTCACCTACTTTATCATGAGCCATAACAAAAGAGTTAGTGTCTCTATACACAGTAGGTGATGTAGCTGACCCTACAATAAGTTCACCATCCATACCTTCTAGTTCATCACCCCAAAATGCAGCCCATTTCTGGATATGTTTATTAGGGATAGGTTTTAAGGTACGTGATAGGGCAACACCATTCTTAAACAAACAACGGATACCATCTAGTTTAGGTGTAACGTAAATAGGGTATTGTAATGTATCTAAGTCAGGAGTTTCCCGAGGAAGTAACATTGGTTTCATCAGAAATCCTTATCACACATATTAAACATTACAAGGATATTCTTTACCTCAGAAGGTAACTCAAAGACACCATCATAATCTTGTAGCACAATATTTTCATCAAACCACAGTCCACCCCCACAGTTGTCACCTAAAGTATCGTGTTCAAAGCACCCGTATTTAGCTTTAGTATCTACTTCTATTGTAAAGTTTTGAGTACCAAGTTTAAGGTTAAAGTTGTATGCCATATTTACTTTCGTAGGTTATTGCTCAAATTATAGTACATATCTGACTTAAGTGCTCTTAATTGTAACAATAACATTGTTTCTAATTCATGCATTTCATCGTCAGTACCGTAGGCTAGGATAGTTCGTTTGAAGTCTTGTGGACATTCGTTGTAGGCTTCAAGGAACGTTTCACCTGATCCGATATATTTATCATTAACTGTTCCTTTGTGCTTTCCAATGTACTTTCTGTCTGTACTTTTGGATACCCAAAGATACACAAATGACTCACCGCTTGAGCTGTATGTGTTAGTTTCGGCGGGTACTTCTGTGTGGTACTCTCCTTTAATATGGTCTTGCCAGATCTCTTTGACATATGCTACCCAAGGTTTATTTTTACTGCGCCATAATACAATAAAAGAAGGCTGACCTTCGTTCTCACATAAGTGTTCATATACCCATTTGTTGTATAAGCCTGAAAACTCTTTATCTCCTACTTTAATTCGGATCATTGACTTACCTGAGTCACTGGTAAACTGTTCAACTTCATCTACAGTGCATGTATAGATGTCAAACAGTTTATCATCTCCGGCAACCCATCGTTTAACTGTTTTGATAAGGTTCATTTGAGTTCATTTAGTTTGCCAATAATAGTACCGTCACGAAGAAGGATTTCAAGGCAACGACTATACCAGATTACTTTTTGAATTTCTTGTAGGTCGGCATCTTTCTTACCCAAGCGCATCATGTATTTGTAAATCTGACCTTTCAAGTGGGCTTTAAGACCTTCTTGACCTAAAATAAATTCCATACACTCAATGTACTGGTAGTTACCTACAATACCTTGGTAGTGTTTGGGGTTAATAGCGTTATTGATATCCGCACCTGTCATTCCATTAAATCCTTTGTAGTATTCTTCCTCTTCAGCATCAATAAGATATTGTTTAGCCATAGCGTTAGACCATTTAGGGGTCATTTTATCGTAGAAGTCTTCCTTTTGTTTTTTGGTAAAAGGTTTGTAGTCATCAATATATTTAGGTAGTGCCATCAGTATACATCTCCGTTTTCTTTAATCTTCATATCTTCATATGGTGCAGCTACACGGCGGTAGAATTCTAACTTAGCACCTTCTAATGCGCCTACTACATCGTTAATGTGTTGGTAGGATTTACCTTTACTTTTCATGTATGCAATACACAACATTGTAATCTGGTAGTTTAAGTCTCCGGGTGTTGTTACGTATTTTGTGGGGTCAAGTTCAACTAACAAACGATCGTCTTGGTGGATATATGGCATTATAGGTACTCACTGATAATAGTGTCACAAGCTTTATCAACATCAGAGCGCCATTCAGTTACAAGTGATTCAAAGAATGGGTGGATAATAGAGGCATCAGCCTTAAAAGCTACAACAGGTTTACGCAATACATATGAAGCATAAAATACTTCCATTGCAGTACCATGTTTAGCTACTTCTGGTTTATCTAAGTTAACTAAGATAATATCAGACTCTTGTATATCTCGAAGGTCTAGTTCGAAAATACGTTTCATGTATCGTTTATCGAAGTTATGAATACGGCGGCATGGATTAAGTGTATTTACTTCTGCACGCCATAAGGCTAGTTCAGCTTTAGTACGCCAACCCGTAGCTTCTTCTTTTGTAACCATTTCCATACTACCTGCGAGATATACTGTTCTTTGTTTATTCATCTGTTTCCTTATATTCAGGGCTATACTTCTTAGCTTCTTCGATACTATTTTTAATGGCAGTCATAATACCAAGGCGTAGTAGCGATAACTTATCTTCTTCATTAAGATCAAACGTATAGACAGCACTACCATCTTCATTTTCTTTTACAAAAATTACATCCATTACATTTCTCCTAGTACCTTCATATTGTTAGCAGTAAACCACAACCCTCCTTGCGATTCAGGACGTTGGTGTTCAGTATAATTGTCAATTTTAATAATACACCATACACGATCTTTCTTAGACAGGTGTGGTGCATAAGGCCTTGCACAGCAGTGC